CTAAACAAGGGTCGTCCCAGTCGGCTTGGGCTGTAAATGACTGTTCGACTCCGCCGCGCATGTAACGGATACCAAATGATGTTCCCTTATAACCAAACTGCACGCCGTTGGCAAATGCCGTGCTTGTACCTAGTCCAAAGTATTGGTTAGAGCCAGTTACTCCAGCGGTGAATATCATCGTGCCAGCGCCGTAAACCCCTACTCCTGGGCGATAGCGAACCGTGTCCAATGACGACAAAATAGCTGAACCGTTAGTAGCGGTTGAGCTTGTGATGTTTAGCAATCCGCTGGCTTGAGCCGTATCACCACCGTTTAAGTTAGTCTCAGTAACAAAACTCGCCCAGTCAGTATCATCACCCCTAAGCTCAATCTGATTATAGGGTTGGACTATTACTTGATACCCGAAGATGTCTTTTTGTGTGCCAGTGTCAACGTTTATGGGGGTCGCCCTGAGTTCTGCATTTGTAATCCCAGGGGTATCAGCTAGGTTAGAGATGGTCATGCTGCCGGGGATTGGTTTCATGCGCGTGGCGTTCTCAATACTTACCAGTTGCTCTGAGATTCCTCGCCAGGCTGCTAATAGTTCTGAGTTATCTTGTTCTGAAATCTCCACCTTTGGCATGAGCTTGACGGCTTCAGCAAATGCCTTGGGGATTTCCTTGACAGCTTTCTCAACACCCTTCAGGTCAACGGAGGGTGGGCTCACGTTGACCTGGGGAGCGTCGATAACGGGCTTAACATCAATCTTACTAATAGCCAGTGTTATCGCTTTTTCTAACTTTGATACAGCTTCGACCACCGGCTTGGCATGGTCGGGCATCTCAGGCATTTCTTTGTCTTTGAGCGCCATAAGAGACTCGCGCATATCAGTAAGCAGGGCTCCAATATTGTGCGACGTACTCTTTTCGTCGCTAGATAGAGTATCTACTACCCCTAATAACTCTTGAGATATGTCTGCAATGTCTTGGAGTGTTTGTAACTGTTTTTGGGCATGTTGATAGTTCTCTAACTTATCCCGTTGTTCGGAAGTTAGGAGTTTTTGATTGATTTGTGGTTTTTTTGTGTTGTCCATTTTGTGCCTATGTAAAGCGTACAGCCTTCATCAACTCTTCTACGTCGATTATAACTGAATTGTTCCCTATCCTCATTATACATATACGGTCGTCAATTGCATCCTGTGATAAATCCCACTCTACTGATACCTTGTGTTTAAGGGAGTAATCTTTAATATACGCTTTGTTTGCTTTGTGCTGGGCAAATGCTGAATCACTTTCTAGAAGATGGGAGCGGTCTTTGTACCACTGGTCTTTCTTCATATAGTGTTGGTCACGCATCGAGTATGCCTAATACCGCATCTTCGCGGCACATCTTTAAGTTTTCGTCTTGTGGGTGGGTTATAGCGGTGTAGCGTTCAAACCACACTCGGTCGCCAACCTTACAGAATTTAACATTGTCAGCTACGGCCTCCACCGTTCCTAGTGGCTGGTTCGTAACCCATTCTTCTTGGATAAACACTCCACTATCATCTTGCTCTTTTGGTTTATCAACCCTGATTAGTACTAAAGACTGGTTGAGTTTCATCTTGGCTCCCTTCGTCAACTATTATGCAGCCAGAGGTCATAAGCAGGCCAGCGATAGTAATGGCGGTCTTCACACACTCTATTTCACTCTCGGCTGGGTCGAGGATACCTCGCTCTACTAGGTTAACAACTCCGTCATCGGGGTTAATAACGTCATGTCCAAATCCAACCGATGTGTCCTGCTTCTCTATCCCGGCGTTCCCTAATACTTTAAGCATGGGTGCTAGGAGCGCTTTCGTTAGAATGGCGTTTGCCGGTTCTTCGCTATAAATTAGCCCGGCTATAGAAGCCAATAGCGTACCCCCACCGGGTACTACACCGCCACGCAAGGCTGCGCGACAGGCACCAACAGCATCTTCGTATCTATAGTGACGTTCTTCGGCTTCAGTCTCAGACTGTCCACCTACGAAGATGCCTACTACTTTTTGTTCGAGGGTCATTAGTCGGTCGTCTGCAAACTTGCGGGCGGCAGCTGTCTTACTGTCTTTCTTAAACTGTTTAAGAGATTCAATGTGAGTGGCCAGGTCTTCCGTGATTGGGCGGCCGTTGACAATAACTGTTTCCCTAGGTTCTACCGTCACCTTGTCTGCGCTGCCGAAGCACTCCATCTTGGGGTCTTTTAGGGTATATGTGCCGTTACGGGACAAGACTTTAGCCCCACAAGAAATAGCAACATCAGCTAGGTATTCAGAATGACTACTAATATGGGCTGGTACACGGGCTACGGCTATATCAGCGAACCCTTTAAGGCGGTTGGCAATCATGTACTGGATAGCATCCCCAGCAATATCGCTACAAACTAACAGGAAGCGACGTTCTTCTGGCTGTAGTTGTGCAACTAGTTGTAACATCGGCAACACATCATTACGGTCACGGAGTTTAGCGTCTACAACTATAATCTTTGGCTCACGAATCTCTAATTTTACTCCTGCACCTTCCATAAGATAGGGGCTTGCTGCGCCAGAATCTATCTTGAAGCCTTTAATTACTTCACTAATTGTCTCTGGTGACTGGCTAAAACCGAGCATAATTGGGGTATCTGGGCCAGCTTCAAACATCGTCCTGCCTACAGCTTCACCAATCTCTTTGTCTCCGGCCGACACAGAAGCCACCTGTTGGAGTTTCTTTAGAGTAATGTCCTTGTCAGTGTGTTTGTCTATTTGAGCGATTATAGAGGGCTGTAGAGCCTCAAGCGCTAGTTTAAGCTTCATAGGACTTTCGCCAGCTTTAATCGCCTCAGCAGCCTCGTTGAGTATGTGATAAGCCAATACGGTGACTGTAGTTGTGCCGTCGCCGGTGGTAGCGTCGAGCTTCATAGCCGCTTCACGCAGTAAGTCTGCCCCAACCGATTCAGCTTCGTCATCTATGGTAGCAAGTTTGGCTACAGTTACCCCGTCGTGTGTCACGCCCACTCGCTTGCCGTACTTCTTAAAAATAACGTTCTGACCCCTTGGCCCCATCGTTACACTAACAGCTTTATATAACTTCTCTGCACCACGTAAAACAACGTCTAACGGCTCACTGTCTGTAATGATTTTAGTTTGTATCATACTACCTTTCTACAATAAACAAAGGACAGCTCAACCTGGGGGCAAAGCTGTCCTTAATAGATTTTAGATTCCCAGGTTGATTCATACCAGTACTATAGCACTGGTTGTCTCAATGAGCAATCTCCGCAAACTAACTCTTTGCCATCGTTGGCAGGGAGCCAGTTGTGAGGATGTGGTATGTCAAGCCAAGGGTTCCTGTTCGGGTCAACTTTCGTCTTCCTTAATTTAGATACTACTTTTTTTAACATGTTATCTCCTAGACGTTAGCGTTCTGTCCCTTGCCTGTTTGGGCAACGGCAGCAGCGTTTACAGCGTTTTGGTCAGCGACACCACTCGCAAGAGTAGTAGCACCCCATGAGAATACAGTACCAGTATCAACTGGGTCAGTCGTTGAAATATCTTCACCAACTGCCATATCACGAGCTTGGACTACTTGAGTAGTAGCATCGTTAGTAGTAGCTGTAACTTGTGGGTGGGCCTTAGTACCGTAGGAGTATTCCGTACCCTCGGTCGCAGAGTTGTTAATAGCTAGTTTAAGGCTGTCAAGTTCTGTTGCAGCCACACCAGTTAATACAATCTCATTTGGTACGTTAGCCACGCCACCAGATAGCTTAGTTGCACCCCAAGTGTTAGAAGCAGCCGTTGAACTTGTAGTAAATTCATTAGCAGCTGTGCCGAACTCGCGAGCTTGTACTACCTGTGAATCGTTAGCATTAGTTGTGGCGATAACGTCTGAGTGACGAACTGTACCAGTTGACCAAGTACTACCTACACCAGAGTTATCTACTGCGGTTGGGTAGGCTGTGCCACCTTGGTTGATAGCTAACTTCAGGTTGTCTAGTGAAGCAGCGGCAGAAGCACCAATAAGGACTTCGTTCATCTGAACTGGGTCAGATAAGGTAGTCTTGAATGTGTAAGACTTACCATTTATTGTCACTGTTTCACCGTCAGAAAACACACCAGTGGATGTTAACGTCCCGGTGGCTTTCACACCCGTTAGGGTCGTGACATACGTATATGTGACGTCACCAATCTTAACTTGGTCACCATTTGCTGCTGCACCACCTTGTGTAAGTGTCCCAGTAGCTAAAGTACCAGCCATGGTAGACTGGTTAGTTTGCAAGTATTTAAGATGAGCTTCTAGTTTAGAGTCGTTAGCGATAGTTGTTGGGTCAAAGCCCAAGTTGTTCGCTAGGTTGACTAATTCATTTCGTTGCATGATATTCCTTTGTTTTAGTTGTTCTTGTCTAAGAGAGAGGACTTTCCTTGATACTCAAACCGCATTTCTGCGTCCTTTCTCTGCCTAGATAGCACCAGTATATCATGTTATGATTAAAGCAATAACTTAAAACGACACAGGAGGTGAAGTCCCATGTCGCAAACACAGTCTACCAAACAATGCTCAATAGATGAATGTCTTAAGCCTTACTACGCCAAGGGGTTCTGCCACAGGCACTACAAAAATCATCGCTACAAGACCAACTCAAAATATCGCGCTATGGTTAACGCGAGCAATAAAAAATACCACGCGGGCATATCACCAGAAAGACGCAAAATATGGGACACTCGGTATACGGCTAAGAATATCGACACTATTCGTGCAAAAGGGCGCATTAAACAGGCTGAGCGCCGAGTAGCTAACAAAGATGCGATATACGCAGCTACGAAGGCATGGAAGCTCAATAACCGCGAAAAGCTTCGAGAATACCAGAAACGGTGGAGTGAAGAACACAAAACCGACCGAGCCATCTACCAACGCGCAAGACAAGCCAAAATCATTGGTGTTAGGATTGATAAAACCGAAATCGAGAACTGGGAATCTCGTATTTGTGGAGTTTGCAGATTATTGATTGAAGGAAAGTTCCACATAGACCACAAAACCCCCCTCGCAAAAGGGGGGCTTCACAGTGTTGAGAACCTGCAACTGGCTCATCCTCTTTGCAATATGAGCAAAAAAGACAAGTTGATAGTATAGCTTACTATACAATCATTACGAGATTTCGTCAACCTCTTCCCAGACCATACCAATGATTGCTGTTACAGCAGTCGTGATAGAGCTGACAGAAAGAGCACACCCAGGGGCGATGCAAAGTGCGCCATTAACTTCATCGTTAATGAACACTGACTGAACGCCACCAGTTGCTAGAGCGCCACCACCGATAGGGCGAACGACGACTGGAGCAGCAGGAAGGGTTACAGCTGAAGCTGCAAGCCCAACACCAGAGCCACTGACACCGAGGTTCGCTTTGCGAACTGTTAGTGGAGTAGTCTGAGTTACGGCAGCCGCAACTGGGTTGACGTTAGCAGCAGCGACAAATACACCTGCAGCAGCCGGAGCGACTGACTGAGCGATATTAATGTTCAATACTACTAAGGTCTTACCAGAACCAGCTGGGTTAGTAAGAGTGAAACCAGTTTGTGTGGTAGAAAGACCAGTTGAGGTAGCCTGACCAGCTTGCGTGCTAGCGACATAAATCTCGCGTGAACCATCTCCAACGTATGTTTCTTGCTTAGACATTATATTTCCTTTTTTGTTACTTTGGTTGGGCAGATTAACCTGTTACCCAGCAGGTATAGCCTTAGTAGACTATGGTGCAGTTGTGCGAGTAAGTTCTACTACGCTAGCTGAACGTTCGATACCAACACCGTAGATAGTAGTCAGGCTGGTTTCCCAAGCGTCTGAACGAACCATCCACTGAGTGCTGAATTTAGGAGCTTGCTGTTTAGCGATGCTAATAGCAGACTTGTGGAAGAACAAGTTACGGCCAGTAGTGCTAGTTGGCACGTTCTGAGAGTGGTAGATGTCCATGTCGTAGACAGAAGAAATCAAACCACCAGAGTTGTCAACAGCCTTGCCGGTTTTACCAGTTTGGTCGTAAGCAACGTACTTGTTAACACCTGAGAGGTCAGCCTTTGTGTAAGAGCCAACCACACCACGGCGCATGTCCATTGGAGTGTTGGCAAGGTCGAAGGTTGTGACAACACTAAGGATGTCAGCATCGTCAACTGCAGCACCACCAGATACAGTTGTGCCAGCTAATGAGTACAAGCCTAATAGGTCTGTGTCAATCTGACGAGCCAAAGCTTCAGCCATTCTTTCATAGAAAGCGTCTTTAAGGCTGTAGTTAGACTGTACTGATGCAATGTTCTCAATCTTTACACCAACGTAGTAGTTCTTGTCGATGTTAAGGACGACAGGTGCGCCTTCTGGTGAGTCAAAAGTCAAGTCAGTTGAAGCTGATTTTGCGCGAGCGTTAACTGCAGCGGTGAACGGGCTGCGGATTAAGTCACCACCACCCTTGGCAAGGCCAGAGAGGTCTTTTACAAGCTTTGCAGCCTGTAGAGTTTTGTCAAATGGTTGCTGAATTTCACGGCTCCAGATTTCCTGGACGTACTGTGAAGTTTGAGCAATAGAAAGGGTAACATTTGAGCTAGTCGTAGGATTAGCCATGAGTTTATTTTCCTTTTTGTTGTGTTAATACTATTTCTTAGGTGGAGACTGACCTATCTTGGCGTATAGCTCTTCGATAGACATATTCTCCGGTGCTTGGTTAAGGTTCAGTCGTTTAGCAGAGCTACCATCTGGGCGTAAGCCTGTAGTGGCAGCTTGTTTAGCGACGTTCCTCACGGTTTGGGCGTTTTTCTGTCCGGCAATTTCTTCAACAAGTTCCATGTGTGACTCAACGAAATCGGCATAACTGATATCGTATGTATCAACAGTCTGAGCCTGTGGGTTAAAGCCAGAGTTCCTAAGATACATAGTATTTAGGGCATCGGCTACTGCTGGGTGAAAATCAGGAGAGTTCTTATCTAAAATCGGGTATTTCTTCTCTACATTAGGAGCATCAATTTTAAGTGACGTCTTCCAATCTAGGAACTCTGCGCGTTTTAGGCCCTCATTATAGGACATTTGATTAGCGGCTTGTCTGTCGGCCTCCAGTTGTTTAATAACTTCTGGGTCAGCGTCAAGAGCGGTGTTGTAATCTAATGCACCATCCCGTGTCTGTAAAGGTGCTTGTTGCTGTGGCCTGGTTGGGTCACCGTACTTTTGCAACAGTTGTTGAATCCGTAATTGTTCTCGTCGTGATGGGGCGGCGGGGGCTTCTTCTTCGCCTTCTTCTTCCGCTATGGCCTCTTCGACCTCTTCAGCTACTTCTTCTTGTACTGGTTCTACCGATTCCTTACTAGGGTCGGCGAGTTGAGGTTCGTCTGCTACGACCTCCTCTTTAACTTCTTCGTTAATTTGTTGGTCGTCTTGCATACTATCTCTTTCTGACCTCGGTTTACATCCGGTCGACGATGTTTATTTTCTGCCCACGTATTAGCCGGGCGACACTATAATTGGATTATACAACAACTTTCTTAAATATGGGCAAGCCTTTTTCGTTCGTACCTACAAGAATGTGCGACGTTGGTATTGTCTGTACATGTGTGCCGTTCTCTGTCTCAGCAATGAGCTGGTTTCCCTGCATACGCCATTTTGAGGGCATCATGGGTTTTAGCTTATCTCTGATGTCCTCTTCTGTACCATGCCCGGTAGCAACTGGTGGGGCAGCGTCTAGAACCTTCCTGTAGTAGTCACTATCCGGGTGGTAGTAGTTACTCATTCTCTTTAACTATATCCTTGGCAATCTCATAACCATTTAATAGCGCCTTGAACTCACCTATAACACGATTAGCTACGCGCCAATCTTCTGGTGATGGCTGAACGTCTAGCCCAACTTCCATACCGTTAGGCAGATATGCTTGGTAAAAAGAAATACGCTCTTCGCACCATTCCTGAATCTTCTTGAACTCAGCACTTCTAGAGTACTTAGCCATCTTCTTTTCTTCTTTAAGAGTATCTTCTGCGGGTTGCATGTGTGGCAGGTCTGTGCCTAGGTTATCACCTATAATACCGAACTGGCTCATAATTTTCCTATCTGTTCTGCTACGTTTGCTATATCTGGGTTGCTAAATAGTCCTGCGCCATTGGCTATACCCTGTGGTTGGGCTTGCTGGGCTGATTGAATCTCTGCTAGCTTATCGTCCATCATCTTCTGCTGGGCCTCTTGCTGCATTTGCTGCATCTGCTGCTGTAGTTGTTGGTTCTCATCAATCAGTTTTTGTTCCTCTGGGCTTGGGGCGTCTTTAACGGTGATGAACTCGTTAGCGTTATCAATATCAGCCAGACCACCGAAGGCTTCGGCCATTTTTTCTGGGTGTAACTCAATCCGAGGGTCATCCTTAAAGATGTTCTGAAAGCCGGACAGGTCGGTAATGAATTGGCGGAGATTAGCGAGTTGCTTCTCTTTGTTGACTTTCTGGGTTGAGTTGGGAGCGATACTGAATCGGTACTCCACACCCTTGAGTGCGCCAGGCTTTATAGTCAGGTCTCCGGCGGTCATCGACTGGTCAGGTTTGAAGTTACCAGTGAACAGGCCAACAATGTCTTCCATGCCAGCTTTGCGGATATCTTCTATATCATCTTGGAATAGTGAAATTGGGATGTCTTCCGTTCCAATATTAGCCACTAGAGAGAAGAAACCGTCAGTTAGTTGTTCAATAGCAGATTCCATACGTCGTCGGGCTGCTCCGTCGGTGCTAGCTTCTTTGTCAGAGTATAGGTTGATTGCTGCTGGGGTTTTACCCTGAGATGGGTTGAGAGCGTCTGCTCCTGGTATAGAAGCGTTCTGGCTACCATTACGAGCTAGCATGGCCCCAGTGAGTGCAGATTGGGCGGCCTGGTAAGTAGATAAACCAGCTGTGTTTGTAGGCATTGGGC